TACAACAAGGAAGTGAAATACGAAATCAATACCTATTTAACGACATGGCAAAAGGTTGTTTTGTACCTGCTCTTATATGCATTCTACTTTGCTGCATACCTGTATATCTTACACATGCTGATGACGGCTATTGCGTAAGGGCAACAGCAGCTTCATTCGTTGGTGTAAGAGAAAAGGGTGGCAATAACATGGGGTTTAATGACCGTGCATTGCTTGTTATAATGAAGCAACAAGGTTGGTTGCCCGGCTATGCATGGTGTAGCTTCTTTGTTATGGCAATGCTCGACGAGTGCGGCATACCTCACACCATCACAGGTTGGTCACCTACTGCATACAACAAGAAAGATGTGGTGTTTACTGAAGGTAAATTTGTAAAGTCTTATAGTGATTCAGATGTGTTAGTGATGACACTGAGTTACAGCAAAGATTACAACAAAAGGTACAAGGGCATAGGTCACACTGGCATCGTGGACAGAGTTGCGAAGTATTCAGTGCGCACCATTGAAGGCAACACGAATGATCAGGGCATGCGCGATAGTCGCACGGGTGATGGGGTATATTACAAGATTCGCCCACTATCAAAAAACTTACACATTACACGATGGAAAAAATCAAACTAAGAAACACGGTGATCATTGCATCGGTTGCCACTTTGGTGCTTATACTAACTATTGTAAGTGTAAAGTCATGCCGTGACAAAGGTGATCCTGCTATTGATAGGTTGCGTTCAATCAATGATTCACTATACGATGTGATTGACTTAAATAATCGCAAGGCAGATAGCATTTTTCTAAAAATTGATTCACTCAAAATACATCAAGACACCATTATTCAGCAGCAACAAATCACCAATGAAATATATCGCAATGAAACATATAACATTCTTTCTGCTTCTCCTGCTAATGCCAATGCTCAGTTCCGCACAACGCTCAAAAAGTCGGACAGCTTACTTAAAGCAGGATTTTACACCCGAACTTACAACCTACGATCTTCAACTTTTCAATCTCAATTACAATAGTATGATTTATTGGTATGGCACTGCAATGGAAATTGATTCTTTGTACCAAATGGAACAACTGAAAGTGAATTATTACGCAAAGATTACAGGCATACAGGCAAACAGTTATGAAACGCTAGCTGAAATATATGCAAACAAGCAAGCTATTGACAAGGCTATAGCCACTGAGAAAGATGCTGAAATCAAACAACTAAGAAAACGAAATACACGGTTAATAATTACTAACACTGCGCTCACTTTAGGTATCACAGCAGTAGCACTTTCTACTATATATTTTGCAATACTATAAAGAACTATGGAATTTGAAATGCGTGATGTGGCAACACTGGTTGGAGGAACAATTTCATTGGCAAGTTTGTACTTTGCTTTGAAGCGTAGTGATGACAAGCTAAGTGAAAAAATTAGCAATCTTGAATCATACCACAAAAGAGAAATGAGTTCAATCACTGACAGCATGCGTGCGCAAAAAGCGGAACTAATGACCAAGACCGACAAGCTTGAAACAAAGATTGATGCTATCACAAATCAGAATGCAATCATTAGCGCAAACATTGCAGAACTGACTGGCTACTTAAAAGGTAAGCAATAATGATCAGTAAGTACACTGCTATCTACCAAGAGATGTATGACAGCACGGGTACTGTTATGCAGCGTGTGCAGGATGCAATCAAAAAGCACAACCTGCCACTATCAGAACATTCTTTTGAGCGCATGTATTCGGGATGGCGCAAGAGGCATTACGGCACACAAAGCAATGTAGTTAGTAAGCCAGTGCAACAAGGTGCAATAGGCAAGCTGCAAACAATGTATAATGACTTCAATGGCATGCTCGATGAGTTAGTTCCAAGTCTATCCAACCCACTTGATCTACCACCGTCACAAGAAAGTAACTACAAGCCGTACAAGTTACCGAGCAACCACAACAACATTCTTTTGCTTAGTGATGTGCATGTGCCATACCACAATATACAAGCACTAACACTTGCATTGAAGTATGGACTTGACAACGATGTGAATACGATCCTGCTCAATGGTGACATCATAGACTTTTACGCAATCAGTCGCTTTGAGAAAGATCCACGCAAAAGAAACTTAGGGCATGAGGTGTTAATGACCAGGCAATTTTTGACAACAGTACGCAAGCTGTTTCCACAAGCTGCTATTTATTACAAGTGTGGCAATCATGATGTGCGCTATGATCACTACATCATGCGCAATGCACCTGACTTGCTCGGTATGGATGAGTTCAATTTTGAAAGCCTCATGCACTTAGATAAGTTAGATATCACATTCATACCTGATAAACAAATTATTCACGCAGGTAAGCTAACTATTTTACACGGGCATGAATTAGGCATGTCTGTATTCAGTCCTGTGAACATTGCACGTGGTTTGTTTTTACGTGCCAAAGACAGTGCGTTATGTGGGCATCACCACCAAGCAAGTGAACACAGTGAGCCAAATATAAATGGCAAGCTTACAACGTGCTGGAGTGTTGCGTGTCTATGCGAGTTGCACCCCGACTTCTTGCCCATCAACAAGCACCATCATGGCTTTGCGCATGTGCGTGTGATGTCTGATGAAGAGTTTGAAGTGAGCAACTACAGAATCGTTAATGGTAAGATTAGATAAAAAAAAATGCCCCACCGTTGCAGGGCATTTTAATCAATCAATAACATAAACACATTGCAAATGTAGTTACAATAACAAGTCACCTACTACTTCACCGAACTGCATGTATAAGTTATCTATCACTTCACAAGTGCCTTCATCGTAGTTGCCATACTTCACTTCATTGCGCATGATATTCATGATGTCTTGTAGCGCATCTTTATACCGGGCAGCGTTGATTGTGTAGTCGTATGAGTACTGATCATCGGGCAGGTTAAAGGTTAGTGTTGCTTTCATAGTTTCTTGTGTAGATTTCTTTTTGTATTCGTAATAAGTCTCTGCGTATTTGATTGCTTTCGATGTTGTCTGTGCCAATAGTACCAAGCCTATCGTGTCGCAGCGCACGCAGTTCATCAATGTTCAGCAGCTGCAATTGCTTTCGTGTCATACTTGCTCAATTTTAGTAGTTCTTTTTTTAGTTGTTTAATTTGCTTCAAAGGCGGGCTCCATGTACGTAGGATAAAACCAATAAATTTTACATTTATCCTTGACTCTTTGGAGGCCGTATTTTTCTAAATGTAAACCATCCTGAGAGGGTTTAACCTCAATTATACGGCACAAACAAGCGTCGTATTTATAGAATGGATGTAAACGTCTATAAGACTCGTCTATTGAGTATAAATAAACCAAATCGCCTATTTCGTACTCTATTGAATCCCTGACGCCATCCAATTGATTCAACGCGTAGGTTAACTTTAGACCATGCCTTTTCATTCGATTTTCGTTTTTGGATTATTCAATTTTAGTAGTTCATTCTTTACGTGGTGGTAGTATGCCTTCACGCTGTAGTATTCACCTGTGCCATCAAAATCATTTACGATGTCATCGGGTGCGTAGGTTAGTGCTTCATCCACTGCGTGTAGTGCAGCGTTCACAGCTTTGATATGCACCAATGCAAGTTGTCCTAACTGCTCACCGCCTTCGACTATATCAAAATAGTTTGAGTACAGTTGCCATGCTTTGTCCTTTGCTTTCATTTAGTTTGTTGATTAGTTCAATGACTTGTAGTTTGTTGTAGTAGTGCTGTGGTGATTCCATCACATGTACTTTCAGTTGTTCGATGGTCATTTGTATGTTTCGTTGTAGTATTGTTCGGCTTGGGCATCCGCAAAATTTGAATGTTTTGCCATGTTCCAAGAATCATTCACGGCATCAACAATCTGATTTTTCTCAATGTCCTTAGCATACAACTTCAGTTTGCTAATTGATATTGCATCCAGTGTGCCTTGTTCTATTTGGTTGCGCAGTACATCTATTAACCATTCAACCGCTGTTTGTTTTTTCATAGTATTGTTTTGTTCACCTTGACTTATTGCTAATAAATGTAAGGGTATGGTTTGACTTTAATGATCCAAAGTATTTAAGTATTCACGCCACATAGGCACACGCTCTTGAAGCTTTGCGATTGCATCTGCATCAAACATCACAACCTTTTCGTGGATGCGTTTTTCAACTGGTATGTCGTGTGACCAATTAGCCAAATCACTTTCAAGATTAGCGTGTGGATTTTCAGCAAGGAATGTGGGCATGTCAAAAATCATATTGCGCTCAATCTGTGATGCCTTGCGTATGAATTCAGGATCAGCTTGTGGATCAATCAAATTCATCCTGCGAGCAAGGCGGTACTTTTCATCGTCAATCATTTGACTTGGTGCATTGACAAGCACAAAGCAAAAGGTTGCAGTAGGTGCGCCCATTAGCCACATGTATGCCTGCCCTTGCCAATAGTAGTCTTTGCTCAAATCATTTACCTTTGAATCTATGAAGGTGTGTATATCCCAACTTGACTTGATATCGGGTACATTGATGCAGTTACCTGATGCGTCTTTGATAAGTAAGTCGGGTGTGCCTGATACAAAATCATTTTTAAAATTGTTTTCATTCTTAAATACGATTGCGCCACGTTCCCTGCGCCACAAGTCGATAGCATCATTCTCCACAGCCAGTCCTTTCTCGATGTACTTGTTGCTGATTTCTTTGTACCGCTTGTACTTCTTTTGAATGTAGATGTCAAGCAGTGCGCTCTTGCATGTTTCGCTTAGTCCTGTCTTGGTGCGTGCATCAGTCATTAGCTTGCCTAACTGCGATGCTCTAAATAAAGTTTGTTCCATTGTGTGTGTGTTATTGATTTTCAAATGTACTATGATAGCGTTGATAGCTGTTGCTTTTTAACATTTACAAGCGGTTGAATCTGTTGAAAGAACTCTTCCGGGCATGCCTGCAAAATGATGTCGCAATCGTCTAGGTTTTTCGCCTTGTCGATTAGTTCCATTAGGTATTGCACATCCTTGTTTGATGTGTTAAGTGTACCCTTCAACTTGAATGGCTTGTAGATGTCTACGTTCTTTCTATTCAAGTCACGACCAAGCAACTTGCCAAATGACACTGCAGCGTTTTTAAGGCACTCTGTCTTGAGTTTAGGGAATGCAAGGTCTAATGCGTTAGGTTTCTTGTTATCTGCGTTCAATGCCCACCTATTGCGTTCTATTGGATCGGCTGCTAATTGACTTGGCACTCTGTCTACCATAATAACGATTGCACCTGCACCAGTTCTGCGTAGTTCGTAGCCTGTGATGGGGTGAATGATTACTAAGTCAAGTGATCCTACCACTTCATTTGCCATGCGCTCCCATTTGAAATTCTCAGTGCGCCAATGCCCGAAAAACATTTCATCTAGCGTGGTTTCTACGTGGCTAATTACTAATGTAACAGCTTTGCCATCGGGTGTCTTTTCTAACCCCACCTGATCGGGTGAAGTGTTGAGCATCTGCTGAAATTTTTGCAATGCTTCAAGGTTGTCTTTGTGAAAATTCATGTGTGTTGTTATTGATTAAATGATTGATTGTAAAGATACGGCTTAGTGTTTCATTAGGCAATCATTAAGCTCTTGGCAATAGTTAAGAATTGCTAAAAAAATAATGGCGGCTACTATGTAGCGAAGGATGGTACTGGTTGTTTTCATGTCTTGTTGTTATTTGTTTGACAAATGTAGTGTAACTTTTTACCCCTGCAATAGGTGACCTACAAATTTAACAAATTTTAACAAACGTGTGTTTGGAAATCAGCGACTTACCTCAGTCGGTTACAGATTGTAACCTGTTGTAACGTGTTACATGTGACACAAATATGCTAGGTTTTGTGACTTTTACGCCCACGAATAGCTGCCGTAGTTTGGGAATAGTTCAAAATACATGCGCATCATGATTGCATCAGCGTAGTCAGGACTTTTACCATGCATGCGTGCTATCTCATCCTTGCTTATCACTGCAAGCTTGCCATCGGCTTCGGGTTGCCTGCGTCTTATCATGTCCAGTTCCTGCACGATCACATCCCTGTACTGGCTAACCTTGAAAATAATTTTGTTCTGCTCTACAAGTTCTGCCAACTTAAAATAGCATTCCGCTTTTTGGTTGGTGAACTTATCCGATTGCTTTGCACGACCACCATTAAGGAAGCCTCTACACTTTAAAAAATCCGTGACACCTCCACCTACACCATCTTCATCACAGATCACATTAGATAATTTCACACTGTGCTTGTCGCAAAGTTGTTTGATCAAAGTGACAACAGATGTTATTGGTTGCTTGCGTAGTTCTTGGATCTCGATTAACTGCAAACCATGCCACACGCACACCACGCTTCGGTCCTTACCAAGTCGTGCAATGTCGGCACTGATAAATTTATCTCCCTTTGCTTCCTCTTCCCTGAAGCATCGCACCAAGTCATCGTAGTTGTACATGTTATCTACTGACTCATCGTATTCCCAGTCACCATACAACAGCCTTCGCCTATCTATTTCAGGCAATCGCTCAAGTGTTTCAAGATAGCTATCTGGCAGGTGTGGGTTATCTGTTGGAAGTGATGGAATAAAGGCAAGGTGCTGCGCTAAGTTGTCCAACTTGTATGGTGCGTAGAACTCATTGTAAAGCCATCCCTTTGACGGATTGCATGTGAGCAACATCTTTGGTGGTAAATCAAATTCACGTAGCTTAAATCGGATGCGTGACTGTAGAATGTCTATTGCACGCTTTGATACCTGCGCAGCTTCATCCACGTATGCATCCGTTAACTCAAGTCCACCAAGTGAATGAAATTCAGGATCACTTGGGTAGGCAAACAAGTCCTTTAAAATTATCTCACTACCATTTGCAAAAGTAATAACGTGTGTTTGGTTGTTGATTGTGTAGTGTTCATTTGGTGCAAGACCAAGCATCTGTGCAACTTCAAAGAATGTTTTGAGCGTTGTCTTTTTTAACGTGTCAAGTTTGCTGCGACCAATCAGACCTCGCGTGCCGGGGTATTTGAATCGTCTACTTATCTGCCAAGCGCAACCGATGAAAGATTTTGATCCACCAGCTGCACCACCAAAAAGCACCACACGTGCCGGGTGTGAATTACCCAACACACGCAGTGCTTCATTTTGCTTTGGCAAATACTCAATCATTAAAAAGGCAAATCGTCGCTATGATTTTGGACATTATTTGTCTTGACACTTTCTGCCTTGTCAACTTTTGGCTTGTCACTTTCTGACAACTGCAATGAAAAGAACTTACCGTTCTTACCTTCTTTGACCCATGCAGCAAGTCGCATCTCTTTGCCATTGATTAACACGCTGCCCGTGTAGTCTGGTTGTGCAGCTGCTTCCTTGTAGGTGTTTTTGAAAAGGCTACCCTGCCCTTCTTTCTGTGTGTAGTTACTCATTGTATTAATTATTAATTATGTTTATATCATCCACCATTAGGCTCACTGTCTTGTAGTCGTCACGTGCAAATGTTTCAACTACCCAAAAATCTTCTTGAACTATTGTGTGACCGTCTACGTAACCGATAAAGATTTCAGTCTCTTCATCAAACTCTCGCAGCAGTATCATTAGTTCTGCAATAGTCACAATTTGTACTTCTCTTTTTCAGTCAAAAGATACAACTCTTCCAGTATCAAAGTCATCTGCAAATTATCTTTTAGCGATGGGCGCAAACTTCTTTTTGCAGTACACAGGTACAAGTTGTGTAGCAGTTGCACCTCACGTTGTATGTCGTAGATTTTCATTCAAATAAATTTAGTTGTGATGGCATTAGTGTGAAAGCTTCATCGTAGTAACAGAACTCCTCTTGACAATTACTGCATTCATAAACACCTTCCAAAAATGTTAGCGGCTGCAGGTAGTAACTTGGTCGCTGAAATTTACGGCACTCACATGATTCACATTTGAAAATCACATCGCAGGTTATGCCTTCAGAAGTTTTGTACTGCATCAGTATTCATTTTGTTGTTCAATCAATTCACGATAGCGTTCCTTGCGGTACTCGGTAAACTGATATGGCTTGGTGTTGTAAAGTCTGAATGCAACGTCTTCGCCCCACAGTGGCAACTCATCGTATTCATCCATCATCAACTGTTCAAAGTTAGACACCTTGCTGCGTTTGTATTCACGCACTGGCTGTTCCTTAATCAACAACTTATCACTCACCTGTTGCAATGCTTCTGCCATTTGTGGATGGGCAAAGATGTCGTAGATGTTGTTGGCTTCTTGCTTTGCTTTTCTCCTTGCATCTACATACGGTTGCCTTTGTTGATCGTAAAGGGGAAACCATGAAAGCACAGTAGCAGGATCAATGCGGTTGTAGATAGTTCCATACGCACCAATAGCACCGCGATCTAAACACAGCTGCACATCTTCAAGTGAATAAAAGTATTTACTTTCTAAAATGTGTTCAGCGCAAAATTCAATCTGCATACCATTCATGTTATTCTGCACATTCATTAGTTGTGTGCATCGTGTAACCAACTGCATGATTTTTTCCTTGGTTGTTTGTTTGTCAAGCTTCCGCAGTAGTCCTATCTGGTCCTGTGTTATCGCGTGCTCTACTGATAGCGACTGCTTCGGCATAAAGTTGGTTAGCTTTTGCAATGCTGTCTGATGTTGAATTAGATTGTTTTCCATTTGTATTTTGTTTTTGATTTTTTACTTTGTCCCACTCCCTGCGCATCCAGTTGCGCACTGAACTTCTCCAGTCTTTCATTGGTACTTTGCCAGCTATCCAACCATTGGCTTCGTAATGGTCAATGAATACCCGGGCAAAGTTAAGTACCTTCTCTTCGCTAAGAAAGTTGCTGCCCTGCACACTTAGTTCACCCATGTAGTTGCACACCTCATGCTCCTGTGGCTTCACAAACTTTTTGCGCATAGTCTTTTTTTCATTTGCATCTTCAACTATAACTTCATTTATATTTTCATTTTCATTTACATCTTCTAAAGGCATTGCCGTGGCATATGCCGTGGTAGATGCCGTGGCATCAATGTCACAGTTGTTGTTTTTTCTTTTCTTCCATCCATCAATAGCACGGGCACGCTGCTTTTCACCATGTGCTTTTCTTTTTTCACGCTCGGTTTCAAGTCGCTCGTTAAAAAATAATCCATTCTCATCCTGCCGAAACTTTGCCAGCACATCTGCCGTGGCATTGCCGCAGCATAGCCGTATCATCTTTTCGGTAAGGTGTCCCTTTTGATGTTGCAGGCAAAGCAAAGTGATGTACTGACCACGCTCTTCCATGGTTAGGTCTTGCACACCAGAGATAAAATCGGATGAGTAAAAAAGAAATGCAGGGTCTTTTGCCATGTGTTATTGATTTGATTTGAATAAACACAAACCTATGAAAGTGCTGCGATGATTTCGCAAGTTGCCTACAATTAATCTGTTCCAATGTGGCATGCTGTAAGTATTTGGAAGAGATCCATTGCGTTCCAAACCAATATAGAAATGACTTTCATTGTAACTTAAATTGCGATAGCCTTGATCGGTTTCCTTATCTGCAAACTGGATGCGTATATCTTTGTGTACGCTGTCTGCATGGCTTCGTATTATTGGTTTGGCAACAGCTACATCATCAAACAAACTTGCTTGCGTTGCGTACACTTCTTGCATATTGGTTTGAACCAATAACTTTTTGCTTGACGCATCCACAATACCCATTGACAAACGGTATTCATTTAATGTGTCTACAGTTGTAACAGCAATCTTGTTAAGCATTAAGTCGGTGTCTTGTCTATCCTGCTTTCCAATATAACTTATACGCAATGGCTTGTATGAATTTTCACGACGGCATGTCATAGGTTCAACTTGCACTTCATACTGATGATGCTTATACATGGTATTCAATGCAACTGGATACAGTCTTATCAGTTCGTTGGTATTCAAATCCAAACCAATGCTGCAATGGTAATAACCGCCAAGCTTGCTATTCATTTCAAATTGAGCAATGGCTATCTGTAGGAATCTAATTGTGTGCATTGATTAATTGTATTAAGGTATCACAATGACAACGAAGCGGTGCGCACCAGCAACCAAGTGCTTTGCCTTTTAAATTCATTAGCTGTTTGTGAATGCTAGGTTTAAATGGTAAGTAGTATTGCTCGTAGTTATCACATACCTCATCACGATTACCATCCTTATCCATTTCAAAGGGATTACCAAAATCACTGAAGCGATCACAACGAACATACTTGTCGTTTGTTTCTGCGTATTTTATGGCAGCTAAATCAACTTTCTGATTTACTACAACAGTTTCACCACGCTTCAAGGCTTCAATTAATTGTTGGTCACGTGTGGTAATCTGCGCATCGTCTTTTTTCTTTTGTTGTTCGTATTCCTTAGCAGCAAACAACACTCGGCTGGTAGTTAGTTCAACACGCTTTATGCTTTCATCTTTTGCAGTTGCAATCTCACGCTCAAAGATTTCTTCTGGTAGTGCTGCAATCTTTTGGAAAGTGGATGACTGCTCTTTGCTTAAACCAAAATCAGATAACTTAGTTTTGCCTTGGTTGGTGTCTTCGACCAAGGCACTTTTGGTGTACTGATTTACATTGCCACTAGTTTTACTAATTTCATTTTCCTTCAACAACTGCCCTAAGATTCTTTGCGTGCGTATCTTCTGTTCGGCAATCATGTTCTGAAGTTCGGCATCTTTCTTTTCAGCCTTTGCCCATACTTCAATCGCTTTTACTTTGTTCAAGTAGTTTATACCTGATTCTAGCGTTTTAATTTGCGCTAATTGTTCACGTGCGTTATCACGTAATGCTAATGCGTCTGTCATAAATAAAAGAATAAAAACCCACCTCCACATGCAAAGGACTATCCGCGCACGGTTGTGCTATGGCAATGCAGTGAAGATGGGATTTGTAATGTTTTCATGTACGGATAGTCAAAACAAATATAGTCAAACTATACTCACTTCCAAATTATTGATATGAAACCTGCTGCAACCATGCCCGCTAAAAAAGCAATTACAATGTCCATGATAGGGTAAGGTGTGTGTTGCTCTTCAACTTGCACTGGCTGTTTTACAGGTGCAATGCGCTCAACTCTTTTTAGTGGTTGTATGGTAATTTGATTGCGATGTTGCTTGTAGTCTACGTTGTAAATACGTGCCTGCTTTTTTACTTCTTTTGTTAGTGCATTAGCAACTATTTGTGTTGGCATTTCAGCCACATATTTGTGCATGCCATTGCTGTCCTTGCGTATCATATCTCGCTCACGCAGCAAGGTAAAAATGCGTGTGCCTATTTGATGCTTGCTCTGCATCTCTTTGGCGTTAAAATGCTTTGTGTCGTGCAAGTCAATTAGCAACTTGTAAACTTTCATTGATTGATTTTTCATACTTGTAAATAATTATTGATTGTGATTGTAAATTCTTCGAATGATCTGCACACCTTGACGCAGTAACCTGCATTGATTAGTTGTGCGTGTATTGTTTTTTGCAAAAATGATAGCTTACCCTTTTCAGTTTTCATCTCGATGAACAGGGCATGGTATGGATCACGTGCTTTGCATATCATTAAATCGGGAATGCCCGGTGCAGCACCTTCAGCTTTCAATCTGCTCCACCTCCTTGCCCTTTGTATTGGTGTGCCACCTATGAATACACCATTAGGGAACGAAGCAATCAGGATGCGAGGGTGTGAGTAGCGAAACCATTCAACACAGCGTTGTTGCATATTGCTTTCTTCGTACTTCATTCTTTCCAAAGTTTAGTAGTGGACCAAAAGTTTGAAACATGGTTCGCATCGGTTTTGATATTGATGCATGGTATGTGGTTACGCAAATGGTTGTATTCCCAGTAACTCAATTTGCACACCTCGTAGTCGTAACCGATTAGATGTCCGCAGTACTGGATGGTGTGAAATTCAATAGGCACACTGAACTTTACCATGTAGTTGAATTGGTTTAGCGTGACAAGGTAAGTGCCGTGCAGCTCGTTGTCATCTTCATCCACTACAACTTGCATATCGGGTTGGTAAACATTCTTAAACCATTCATACATGACACCTGTACTTACTTGCAGTTCACTACGCATAATGTGAAAAGCTTTCTTGTTAATGTTCCTGCGTATGTATGCAACTTGCTTCGCAGTTATTGGTTGGATGTTACTCATCGCCTTCATGTTTTATAGTTATTGAATTAATGATTTCGCACAGTGGCAACTGCATTACGTTGCTAAGGTTTAGCAGTTGTCGTAGTTTGATGCTGCCCGGATCAGCACACCAGTTGTGCAGTGTCTTTTTGACTATTGGTGTATTGCTTCTTTGCATAGCACGTAGGAGAGCAGCTTTGCTCCCCACCGTGCGTGCAATCAACCCGTTTAATTGATTGTTTTTTCTCATGTTATTTTGGATTTGCAAGGTCATAAAGTTGGCGTGTGGCAAGGCTAAAGTGATGCATGAACACAGCCTCATCAATGCGCTCAAAATTCTCTACCTTCATTTCACGATCCATGCGATAGCTTGCATCTTCGGCATCATCGTACTGCGTAGAATCAATTTGCAAGTACACGTGGTTGGCACGTATATCTATTACAGTGAATTCAGTTGTCAATACGCAGTAAGACTTTGCGTGTTTGCCATAGGACCAATAGTAAGGTAGTTGAATTGGTGTGCTGTCTACTGTGGTTAGCACTCTGTGTTTGATTTCTAAAGTTGTCATTGTGTTTATTTATTAAATTGTTTATTGATTAATTTTCGTACTGTTCCCAAATTTTATCCTCAACGATATTCTCAAGTTCTCTGTGTGCAGTTTGGTCCGCACCGTATAAAATTGCCTCGGTTACATTTACCTTACCGCACATAATCGTATAGCTTATATCACTTGCCTCAGTGCTTGCAGGCTCATAGTAGCTACCGTGTGATACAATAATGTCGCATGTTACTGTAATGGTTGCAGTCATCGGGATGCTGTCAAAGTCGTGTTCAAAATCAAAATACATTTTCATAGTGTTATGTGTTACTTTTGTTGTGTGTACAAATATATACTAATGTTTTAATAGTGCAACTATTTACACCAATAAATTAACATTCTTTAACAAATCAACTGCACAAGCTATAACATAGCAAAGCATTACAACGCATGGCTTGACAAGGCTACAAGGCTTGCACACGATAAGACAAAAGGAAGTGATCTACTGCATGAAGTGTTAGCACGTTTGATGGATAGACCAGAGCAGGACGTTGAAGATATTGTGTGCGGTGGTAAGATAGAGGCATACATCAACCGGGCATTGTGGCTATCATGGCACAGCAACAGAAGCGACTACGCAGTAAAGTATAGAAAGTATTACGAGCTGCACTCAGACAAAGAACTGGATGAAAGCAAACAAGATGAAACATGGATAGGTGCATTTATAGATGGTGAATACTTGTACAGCGCAATAGGTAGATTAAATGAATACGACAGCATTATTTTGCGTCTATACAGCAAACCCGATTTTGACTACCAAGAACTAAGCAAAGAAACAGGCATACCATACAGCTACCTGCGCACATCAATACATCGAGCATTAAAAAGAATACGAGAATATGTTGAACTTCAACGTGCCACTGCACATACAAAGAGAGAGACTAGCGACTTGTAAAAAATGCAAGTTCTTTAAGCCACTTACACAGTCATGTGGTACGCTTATCGTAGGCAACACTGTCGAACTTGAAGAGAATAGCGTGACCCACTACAAAGAAAAGATAAAGCTTTGCGGTTGCATCATGCCGATCAAAACAAAGTTTGTGTTTGCATCATGCCCGGCACACAAATGGTTTGCACTTGACTGGAAAGAAGATGAGATAGCGCAACTAGATGCATTCATCAATCGGATTCACAAGGCAAACAAGATTGAACCACATGATTTGCAACAGTTATACGCATGGGCAACTAAGGTAATAGGTAGGAAGCAAGATGTATCAGGATGCGCATCGTGCATACGTGACTTGATTACAGAATTTAGAAGGCAGTTGAATAAAGTGGATAGCAAATAATTGTTAATATCAAAAATTTACAAGATGGCTTTTACAAAAGGAATATCAGGCAACCCAAATGGTAGACCTATGGGTGCAATTAGTGACAAGGTAAAAATGTGGAATGATTTGGGCGATTGGTTTGTGCAAGAAGGTGCATCCAAGTGCATGCGCATAATGAATGATATGGATGATGAGGAATACATCAAACACTACACTGCATTGCTTGAGTTCTTCAAACCAAAACAGGCACGCATCACACACAGCGGTGACGACAAAGCACCCGTAATCATTCAGGTTCATTCGGACCTGTAACAAAAACACAACAAAAACTACAATACAATAGGGCATGAAGATGAATGTAAACATAGCAGCAAATGCAAAGGGTGTGACACTGGGCAAGTACATCGACTACCAGAATGCAGTTGACAAAACAGAGCAGGTGCATATCATAACCGGGAAGAGCAGTGAGAGCATAAGACTATTGCAGGCCCATGTGATTGATCAAATAATAATGCAGTTTGAAGCGGTGTTGCATTTAGGCAGTAATGACTTTGAGCGCAAGGTGCGTGTAGGTGCGATTGAATTAGGTTTCATTCCCAACCTGCAAGAGATGACCTTTGGTGAGTATGTGGACCTTGACAGCGCATGCACAAGCTTGTACAAAGACGCAAAGGTGAATGGTGAAGCTGCACTCAAAATGATGTGCATACTATACCGCCCCATCAAAGCAAAGTTTGGCAACTTTTACGATATTGATGCATACAAGACTGAGGCGAAAAGAAAGTACATAGATGCAGTGAAGGAACTAACACTGGACCATGTACTAAATGTATTGCTTTTTTTTTCGACTATCGAAACAGAACTATACAACACTTCCCTAGAATATTTGGCAAAGGAGATAACGGAGATAGTGAAGGAGATGACGGAGGTACACCAGACGGCTTAGATGCCTATGGTTGGTTTCACATCATTGAATCACTTGCAGAAAGAGACATCACAAAGTTTGATGCAGTCACTGAAAGAATGGCAACGGAAGTGTTTACGCACTTGACTTACTTAGCAGATTATGTGTACGTGCAAAAAGTAGAAATGCAGAAAAGAAGAAATCATGGATAGTTACAATTATAGTTACAACGTATTGATCAATCGACTTGAGGCATTTGCAGCAGGTCACTTTTTAATACGCAGATTTACGCATGGGCAAATTGATTTGAGTGATCAGTTGCAAGATGATCAATACCCCTTCATGCACGTTACGCCCGATACGATAGAACCAATTTCAGGGGGCATGCAGTTCGGTTTTCACATCATGTTTGCCGACATACCACGAGACAAAGAATACAAGGCAGAATACCAACGTGAAGTGATTAGCGACTGCATACGATTAGGGCAGGACCTTATTGCAGAAGTGCAAAATGGTTTGGAGTTGTTTGGCTTCAATGTGCAGCTTGTCGATAAGCCAGTGTTTGAGCCATTCATGGAAGAGCAAAAGAACACGGTGACAGGTGTTGCATTCACTATAAAATTAGAAGTGCCTTGGGATTGGTCCGCATGCGACATCCCTGCAATATGGTCCATTGGTGGTGCAGGTGGTAGCGGTGGTAGTGGTGTTGGCTATGGTGTATTGCTACGAACAAATAGTATAGACAACACCGTTCAAAACATATTGAACTTAGTTGATGGCACTGGCATAAACATAACTGACAACGGGAATGGATCGGTAACGATTGAGGCAACGGGTGGCGGTGGCGGTGGTGAATTTGTAAGTACTGAATACAACACTGACCACACAACTGCAACAGGCAATCAGTATTTAGTTGGTGATCGTGTGTGGTATAACGGCAATGTGTATAGAGCCACTGCCAACAACGATGCAATTATACCAACCAACACAAGCTATTGGACACTTGTTGGTGTAGGTTACAGGTTGCGACAAACACCTGTTGATTGGAATGCAAGTACAGGTGATCATCAAATACTAAACAAGCCAACGATTCCAACCGAGTTGAATGACTTGACTGATGTTCAATACAGCAGCCCACAACAAGACGATGTGTTGCTGTTTGATACACCAAGTAATGAATGGCAAAATGGTCAATTAGGTGCAGTTGCTTATTCAAATGACTACAATGACTTATCTAACTTACCGAGCATACCTGCGGCACAAGTAAACAGTGATTGGAATAGTGCAAGTGGTGTATCTGAAATTTTAAATAAGCCAACTTTAAATAGTGGCACAGTCACATCGGTTGCACTTACTACACCTGCTGCATTCACTGTAACAGGTTCACCAATTACGACATCAGGCACACTTGCAATTACGGGAGCAGGCATAGCAGCGCAGTATGTAGATGGATCAGGCGCATTGCAAACCTTTCCAACTATACCAACAGCACTGCCACCAAATGGTGCAGCAGGTGGTGATTTATCAGGCACGTATCCAAATCCAACTGTGCATAGAATACATGGCATAGATATGCAAAGCGGTACACCAACAGCTAACGATGTTTGGTTGTATGGTGGTGCACCTGCAAAGTGGCAACATCAATCAGTAAAGACAGTTAATAGCACTTCGATATTTGGTAGCGGAGATATACCAACAGGCACAGTTACATCGGTTGCTGCATTGACGATAGGCACATCAGGTAGCGACTTAGGAAGTACTGTTGCTAATGGCACAACTACACCGGTCATCACGCTAAATGTACCAACTGCAAGTGCTGCAAATCGTGGTGCATTAAGTGCTGCAGATTGGTCTACCTTCAATGGTAAGCAAGCAAGCATCGGATTGACTACAATAGGCAACAGCATTGCAACGCTAACAAATCCAAGTGCTGTAACTTACTTGCGTGTGAATGCAAATAATACAGTCAGTGCAATATCACTTGCAACTTTAAAAAGTGAGTTAGGTTTAGGCAGTGCTGTAGTGTCAACTGATCAAACAACTACAGGTACTGTTTACCAAAATGTGACTGCATTAAACTTTGCAATGACAGCAGGTAAAACTTACAAGTGGCGTGCAACTATTTGGGTAACGGCAACAACTACGGCATGCTTTTCAACCAATGGACCAGCAGGCACAACGATTTACCGATTCACTTTAGGCAGTGGCGCATCTACTAACATAGTAAGTAATGGAAGCGCAAATAATACAGGTGTTGTTGTTGCGGTTGGTAACAATAGAATTGTGAGTGCTGATGGTATTTATGTAGCAACTGCATCAGGCACATTTAATATATCAATGATAAGTCTATCTACGGGTGGTGTAGTTGTGAAAGCAGGTAGCATAGTTGAATACGAAGAAGTATTGTAATGGCAGATGCATTTGAGGACATACTAAACGAATACGCAGTAGCTGTAATTGAGCGCGCGCAATCCAACCTACGCATCACAAGAAGGGTGCGTGGTAAGGTAGTCAATCGCAATGCATCAGGTCACTTAGCAAAGTCACTTTACTACAAGTTAAAGTTCCGTTACAACAAGCCAACACTTGACTTCACTGTGTCAAATGACCAAGCAGGTAAGTATGCGGATGTGATTGAGTTTGGTAGAAGAGCAGGCGCAAAGATGCCGCCAGTAAAACCTATTGAAGCATGGATACGATTAAAACCTTTGAAGCTTCGCAATAGACAAGGACAATTTATTAAGGCAACAGAAAGCAATATAAAAAGTGCAGCATTTGCAATAGCAAAAAGCATTGGTGAGAAAGGTATTGAAGGCATCAACTACTATCAAGAAGCAGTAGACGATACGTGGGAAGAGTACAAAGACAAGTTAATTGAAGGCTACGTGAAAGGCATTGAACAAAGATTTTTACTAAACAAAAGATAATGGCAATAACGATAAATGACCAACCATATACATGGGCATTGCGTGGGCAAAAGCTAATGATTGTTGCAATCAGTGATGAGGTTGGCAATACTGGATTCAAGTATGGTGTTGAAGTAATACTAAATGGAGTGCCTTATCAATTCTATTTAAGTCCTGCACCTGATGACAGGCTGTACTTCGACATGAACCCATTGCTTGACACGATGCGTAACTATGAGCCACAAAACTTTCACTTTGCAACCGATAATACGCAGGCAGATACAAGTGGCATGACGCTAACATTCACACTTACTGAGTGGTGGATTGTCGCAGGTGTATTAGATCAAAATCCGGGCAGTGAGGTTTATGGCGATAGTGCCTTAGCAGTTAATGGGTACTTCCAAGTGATAGATGGCTACAAGCCAAATGTGCAAACGGGTGGTGCTGCCGTAAGGCAATCACTTACAAATACTTCATCGTATGCAATGAGTGATCGCAACAACAACACTTCACCTTTTTACCTTAGTGAATCATGGTCACTTGGTGTAGCTACAAATAGCATTTGGATACCTGTGCTTGAACAAGACTATGGTGTGCTGTCCATACCGGGCAATGACACCTATCTAACGAACAATGTAGTTGATCGTTTTACTATTACGATATTTAGCAGCACGGGTGTACCAACACAAGAAACAATTATGTTGAGTGGTTTTGATATTGAGAACTTGCCAGTGTACCCTGCTAACTTGAATGACTGGACAGGACTAACAGTGAAGCCTTCGTTGTTTGCTAACTGGAGATGCTACACAGTTGCCGTATTGAATAGTGTTACTGGCAAAAGTGAATCATACATATTTTACAACACACACGACTACGGGCAGGCAGATTGCAACTTTGATAATATCAGATTAGGTTGGGTCAATAGTCGTGGCGGTTGGGACTATTTCAACTTTACAAAGAAGTCAGAGATAACAAATGAGATTGAGCGCAAGACATTCCGCAAAGTGTTGTTCAATGGTAGCACTTCCATATTTACCGCCAACGATAGGACGCTAACACAACGCCAAAACTTAGTGCAACAAGTGCTAACTGTCACATCGGATTATATAACAGAAGGTGAATTTATTTTACTACGATCATTGCTTGCATCCAACCAAGTCACATGGCTAACAGAATACGATAGCAAGTTCATTGAGATACCTGTGAACATAGATGACACAAGCTATGTAGAAAAGCGTACAAGTGACGGCAAGCTATACAACGTGACTTTGAAAGTTCGCATGTCTAATCAATACAACACATAACATGAACGGAGAAGTACAACTAATAGTCAACAGCGAAGTACCTACAGAGATTGCGAGTATATCAAACAATCCCATCTATGTGGGCATTGGTTCGCTATCACGATTGATTGTAACAAGCAGCAATGAAGTGGCTGCATTGGTTTCAGGTGATTCGCTTACTATCTTCAATTCAATAGGTCAAAGTGTAGTCAAAACATTAAACAGCAATCCCGTTATTGATTCACCTGTTGTTGGTCAAACACGTTTAAACTTTGGCGGTACATGGGCGCAAGATTATTCAGCAGCTGCAGGTGGTTATTTCATGCTTGTTGTTGGCGGTGAAAGCTATTTAGATTTGTTTGAGAATGAAAGCATATCACAGAACTGGAAATTTCAGGACCTAAACACATTCACAGCGCAAGGTGCATTCAGTCGCGAGTTCAGAATACCATTCAGTGCAACAAACCAACTTGCACTCGGTGCATTGTTTGATGTTAATGTGGATGCAGGCGCATCAAATTACTTTCACTACAAGTTACCTGCTGAAATACGTGTGGACACTTTGCCGATTGCTACTGGCTACATTCGTGTGCGCAAGATATACAAGCAACTTAATCGCATCAATGAAGTTGAGGTAGCGTTCTATGCAGAAACACCTGACCTTGTACGGAACATCGGTGAAAAAAAACTAAAGGACATCACTGACCTGCCTAACTTAAATGAAGTCATCAACTATGATAACGTAACTGATCCAACAAACGAACGTATTTGGACATTGCTTGAGCGTGGTGAACTATGGAGTGAGACAAATGAATTGAATACACGCAGTCTATTTGACTTTGACAATCCAGTGTACCCATCGGACCTAACACCTGCAGTGCGTTATGATTATTTATTTGAGCAAATAATAAAAGACGCAGGCTTTGAACTTGTGGCAGGTACATTGTTAAATATACTTTCAACCTATCACATGCCTTGGTTAAATAACAAGACCAATGTAGCCAGTGATTCATTCAATGCGTATTTCTTTCGGGTGTACAACAATGCTAGCGCATCTTTGGCAATGAGTGCAACGCAAATCAATTTAGACGTTGAGATATTTGACAACAATGGTGACTACAACACAGGCACTGCATCATACACCACGCCAGCAGATGGCTTTTATACTTTCAGATTCCGCAACAAGTTTGAGGTTGCAGACAATGGATTTAATAACGTATCGTACTTTTTAGATATTGATGGTGTACTCATCTTCCTTCAAAATTTTAATGTGTTCGATAATCAAATTATTGACGGCACATATCGCATAGGCATAAATGCAGCGAGCGTTGTGCAATTAAAGATGAAGAGAAACAACCTTACGCCTACTGTCACTTTGGTTGCAGGTGATGGAACTTTTGAGACTTCAATTTTTGAATTAGTATTAACTGACTTGCACTATGGGCAAACTATATTCTATGACTTGAGTGCGCCCGATGTGAAGCAAATTGACTTTGTGACCGATATAATCAAGATGCACAATTGCGTTGTGGTATCTGATAGGGCAATAGCAAATAAGATATACATAGTGCCTCAAAATAGTTACTTAGGTAGTGGCAATGTATTAGACTGGACAAGCAAGCTCGACATTTCAAAAGATGTGACAATAAGTAGTGGTGTTGACTTGCAGAAATCAAAGTTTCAATTTACATATACGGCAGGTACTGACATCATAAGTAAGCAGTATGTGAATGTGAAGCGTGTGTATGGTGACTACGAGCAGATAGGCTACACGGTCAACCCTGATATTGCACCAAGTGACTTTGCAATAGGTGAACAGAAGGTGCAGCTTACAATGCAATCCACACCATGTGGTGTTGTTAATGGTAGCACAGTCATCATTCCGATGTTTATCAATGAGCAGTTGGAATTTGTACCACCGGGCATGCGTTGTTTGTTTCATGCAGGTGACATCAATATCGAATTGCTAAACGACAACACAGGCTTTCCCGTAGTGACCACTACACCAGTGCTAAATCACTACAGCCAAGTCATAGCAGATTTAGACGATGTCGATTTGAACTGGGCACCTGAAGTACCACCGTATAACATCACTGCTAACCCATACAACAACTTATTTAATCAGTACTGGCGCACTTACATGAACTCGCTTTATTCACCTGATGCACGCATCATGGAAGCATCATTTGCGCTGTCACTAAAGGACATTGTTACTTTTCAATTTAGCGACAAGATATGGATTCAAGATGCCTATTGGCGCATACTTGAGGTTAGTGATTACAAGGTGGGTGATGTAGAAAGTACTAAGGTAAAGTTGCTAAAGTTTTTAGAGGACTTAGAAGACTGCGCATCTACACCTAACACTATTTCAACCAATGGTGAAGTGAACTTTATTGACGCAGCGGGTGATCCTGTTGCATCCACACAAGACTGTTGCACACGCTATGGCTACAACTGGGATGAGGCAACAACGATCTGTTGGGCATTCACATCTAATGGCAACACGCGACCAAACAGCATAGGAGGTAGCACTACCACACCTGCAGTGCGTGATACACCTACTGCTGAACAAACACGTGGCGTGTTAAATTCCGTGATCAATGGTACAGATGTAAGTATTGACTTAGACAATCAAAACATGCTTGCAGTTGGTGAGCGTTTGATATTGTCAAAGGATGTTCGCGGTAGCAATTTGTTAGGTAAAAATGTTACGACTAATCTACCGGGCATTCACGTAGGTGGTGGCTATCGTGCAGGCAATCCTGCAGCAACCGAAGATGGATGGTCGCAGTTTGGTCAGTTTGCTTTACAACGCTATCCAACTATTAGCGCATCAGGTCAAGTTACAGATTTGTATATTGAAGGTGTGGCAGGTGAATACATAGACATGCCCGATGACACGTTGTGGGGTTGCGTGTTAAATGTAACAATTAGAGATGCAGCAGGTGATAGTGAAATATCACTGCATCACTTTTCACTTACCAAGATAGGTGGCGCAGCAAGTGCCAGTGCAATCACTACACTTAGCACGATAGGTGCGATAGGCGCATACGTGTTCACCTTTGGCATTGATACAGTCACAAACACCGATGAGCATCGCATAAATATAACAGTAACAGGTGGCGCATATCCAACAGCTTTTATCATGACTACTTCACTACAATACCAACAAAACAAAATAGCATAATGGATTCAATTAAAAACACAATGCGCTATCTTCAATTAGGCATTAACGCAAAGGCAGAACACAATCATTCACTACGCAGGTGGCAGCGTGTGCTGTGGTTTATTACGCTATACGTGTGGCGCACTTTATTGTTTTTCGGACTTATCTATTTACTATCTAAACTTATCTACTAATGGCAGCACCTATTGTAAGGACCTTTGTAATTGACACAAGTGCAGCAGAGCAAAATCTGCAACAGTTGAATGTGGGAATCAATGCAACCACTGCGTCACTAGATGCGATGTATGCGCAGCTTGTTAGCTTAGATACACAGCTACAAAATCTTGATCCAAACACGCAAGCATTCACTGATGTCAATGCGCAAATCAAAACACTTGAGAGTACAATCACGCAGATTGAAACGGGCAAGATTGATGAGATAGGTAGTGCCTTACAAAACATAGATGCAGGTGATGCAGCTAAGAGCATTGAGAAGGTCGGTGATGCTGTTGAACAAGCTGTTGCACCTGTCACGCAATTAGCAACTGCAACTGACCAACTGAATGCAGAACTAAAAGACACGAAAGTTGACACGTCAAGTATTGAAACTGCAAGCACTGACTTCAAAGAGTTGGCAGTAGAAGAAGAAAATGTAGTTGCATCGAGCAAGTCACTCAAAGCACAGCTGCGTGAACTGCAGGCTGAACTTGCAAACACAGAACCCGATAGCACAAAGTATCGTGAGTTGTCGCAAGAAGCGGGTATACTGAAAGACAAAATACAAGACGCTGCACAGGCAGTAGGTACACAAGCAGGTGGTGCATTTGAGCGTGTAGGTGGATCACTTGGACTTGTCACATCACGCATTGCATCACTTGACTTTGAAGGTGCAGCAGAAGGTGCAAAACTACTTGCGCAAAACATTGGTGACATTAAGCCGGGTGATATTACTAAAGGCATCAAAGGTATAGGTAGCGCACTGGGTGCAGTTGGTAAGGCACTACTTACAAACCCGATATTCTTAATTGGTGCAGCCATTGCACTTGCTGTTGTTTATTCAAAAGAATTGCTATCATTAATTGATGGTGTGACAGATGCAGACCAAGCACTATTAGAAATACAAAAAGAAAAAACTGCACAGGCGAAACAACAATTTGATGCAATAGGTCAGCAGGAGGAATCACTAAAAAGGCAAGGCTTTACTGAGGAAGAGATACTGCAAAAAAAGTTAGAAGCATTAGACTTTGCAATACTTACAGCAAAAGTAACAGCGGAAACAACAGAAGCGCAGGCACAAGGACAGATAGATGCAGCGAAAAGAAACAAAGAAATTTTAGAAGGACTTTTAAATTTTGTTTCGTTACCACTTACTGCTCTTTTAGCAGGTGTTGATTTGCTTACCGAAGGCTTGAATAAAGCGGGATTTATTACTGATGAAACCTTTGCAAAAGTTGGCAATCTTAGAAATAAGTTTACGGATTCCGTTTCAAACTTATTGTTTGATCCTGCCAAAGTAGAAAAGGAAACTAAAGAAGCAACAGAAGCAGCGAAAAAAGGAGTAACGGATTTAGAAAACACACGTGATGGATTGTTGAATGCACGTGACGCAAAAAATAAAGCAGCAGCAAAAAAGGCAGCAGATGATGCTAAGGCAGAAGCCGATGCTAAATTAAAAATAGCACAAGACCTAGCCAAAGAAGAAGAGGCATTGTTTGATGACTTGCTAAAATCATTTGAAGAGCATGAACAAGAAAGGACAAAAGCAGCGCAAGATGAAGCAGCAAAAAGATTAGCACTTTCGGATAATTACTACAACGAATTAGCTGCACTGCAAAATCAAAATTTGTTAGACAGTCTAAGTGATAATGAGAAAGAAGAATTAGCGGTAAAAGAAAAGTATGCAAAGCTACTTGCAGCAGCAGAAGCATTCAATGCATCGTTAAAGCCGGGTGAAGAAGCACAGGCAATAGATGTGGTTGCCATAGAAAAGCAACAAGGTGAAGAAGTCAATGCAGTAAAACAAGCAAATGCAGATGAGGCTGCTGCCATAGCACTAACTGAAGAAGAGAAAAAAAGACAAGAGCAATTAGCCACAGTTAATCAGGGCATTGAATTAGCGCAAGGTGCAGTCAATGCAATACAAGGCATCAGTGATGCAGCGTTTGCAAACAAGTTAGCCAAAGTAAAAAAGGGTAGCAAAGAAGAGGAAGCACTTTTTAAAAAGCAATTCCAACTAAATAAAAAGCTACAACTTGCAGGTGCTACAATGGATGCAGCCAAAGCGGTGACTGCGTCAATAGCAGCAGCACCACTTGCTATATTAGCTGTGCCGAATCCTGTTGGTATTGCGTCTGCTGCATTTGCTGCTGCAACTGGATTAGCAAGCATAGCAAAAATTGCTGCGACTAAATACGAATCACCCGGCTCATCATCATCATCCCCCCCACCATCAATAGGCGGTGGCGGTGGCGGTGACACAGGGTCACAACCTGCGCAGTTCAATCCACTTGCTTCATCATTCTTACAAGACAGACCTGACCAAGTTACACCACGTGCGTATGTGCTTGCAGGTGACGTGGCATCACAACAAGAAGTGCGCACAAAGGTTGAGGACTTGTCACGTATCGGATAAATAAAATATATTTGTAATATGGAAAAAAGAAAAGTAGTTAAATGTGTGATAGATGCAGAGGGTAGACTTGGCATCACTGCAATGGGTTTGGTTGACACACCTGCCATCGAAGAGAACTGGATTGCGTTAAGCAAAATGCAGCTTGCAAAAGTGGACAAAGAAAGGCGCATGATGTATGGTGCTGCATTGATACCTGATAGGGAGATACTGCGCTATGATGAGAATAACGAACCTTACTATGTGTACTTTGAAAAGGCAACAGTGCAACAGGTGGCACATCAGTTTTTCAAAAAGAATCTGCAACACACCACCAACTTGCAACACGAGATACCAGTCACGGGTGTGACCGTAGTTGAATCATGGATAAAGGAAGGCAAGAACGATAAGAGCATTGAACTTGGCTTGAATGATTTGCCTGATGGCACATGGTTTATTGGTACGCACGTAGACGATGACAGCGTGTGGCAAGATGTGAAAGAAGGCAAGGTAAAAGGTTACAGCATAGAAGGCTTCTTCAATGAAGTTGGTGTGGCTATGGCAGGTGTAAAAAACTACGAGGCTGAATTGGTCCATGAGTTAGATCAACTATTGAAAAGTGTAAACCCATCCAAATGAAAATAAATGCAGTTAAGTTCAAAGACAAATCGTCATTTGAAAAAAACAAAACAAAGAGCAATGTGGTTGCTATTCATGAGCCATTCAACATCATTGTGTTCCAAGATTCACAACCTGTTAAGGCTAATGCTACCAAAGTATCGCAGGCATATGAAATAGACAAGGCACAAGACAACATACCAACGGGACTTGCTATTGCTATTGCCAACGACTACAAAGCTGCTCATGCTTACCTGCAAAAAAACAGAGTAGTTATAGTGGATGAATTTGAAATCACTAAAACATTCTTTGTTGAAGTACCTGCCTTTTCAAGTTATGATGAATTTTATTTAGCAATGATGAGCAGTAAATTGTTTATCAGTGTTGAGCCTGATTACATACAGCAATTTGCAGTGGATGCAGATGCATACGCATACGATGCGCAGTGGCACTTACCAAATGCAAAAGCAAAAGAAGCATGGTCACTAATTGGTGCAAATGCCTATGGTGAAGTTGCAGTACTTGACATTGGTTGTGAGGTGGATCACGAAGACTTGGTAGGTACTATTAGTGCTACTAGTTGGAACTGCGTAACGGATGCAGCAGATGTTCGACCTGCAAGTGAATTTGAAAAGCATGGCACTTGTTGCAGTGGATTGATATGCGCAAGCACAGATAACGGCATAGGTGTTTCATCACTTGGCAACAATAAATTGAAAGTGCAATTTTTGCACATTGGTTATGGCAGCACAGCAGGTGGTAGCTTCGGCACATCCGATACCATCGTAACACGTGCAATCAATAAAGCAATAGCCAACGTGAATTGTGTAGCTGTATCAATGTCATGGGGTGGCGGTGGCACTACAAGCTATCCGTTATTCCAAAATGGACTTACAGCTGCAAAGACATTTGGTCGTGGTGGCAAAGGCATTCCGATTTTTGCAAGTAGTGGCAATCAAAACAACGGCAACTTTACACAAGCACCGGCTATCTATCCGATGGTACATGCAGTTGGTGCATCAACCACTACAAACACACGTGCAACTTTTAGTAATTACGGACCAAAAACATTTGCTGCAACACCCGGTGTTGGATGCCCTACAACTGATCGCATGGGTGCATTTGGTTACAACGCAACAAGCAACTATACTAACTTCAGTGGAACATCATGTTCATGCCCGGTGATGGCTGCAATAGCAGGTAGTGTGATACTTGCAAATCCTGCTCTAACAGAGGCACAAGTAACAGATGTGTTGCGTCAATCTGCACGCAAGACGGGTGGTTATGTGTACGATGCGCAAGGCAAAA